GAGCATGAGCGATTGGGGAGAGGTTGGGGCGTATCCTGGCGTTCCTGACGACTTCGTCCAGCTCATGACGGGTGAAGAAACGCTGGAGCAGGCCGTTGAGCGGATGACGATCGGCGTCGATGAGCTTCTGGACATGGCAACCGTGCTTTCCGATCAGTCGCTTGAACTGGCGCTCTGCACAGTCCCGCCCGAGCGGGTGAACGAATGGACCGAGAAGCTGATCACCGAGAAGGCGCGTCTGCGGAGGCTGCGCGGCACGGTGGATGAGAACTTCGGGCGCGAGAACCTCGTCAGTCGTGTGCAGGGCATGTTTGCGCAGGTGGGAGCCAAGCGATGATTTCGAAAGGGGCTGGGCAAAATGGAACTTCTGCTGAAGGAGCAGCTTGAGCTGCAAAAACGCTCGTCTGAGCGATCCGATTGGGAAAAAATCGCAGCGTTGCAAGAGGCCGTTTCAGTCCTGAAGTCACGCTTTGAAGGCGCGCTGGACAGCATACGCGAAAAGCTTGGCGATGCTGTGAGTGATGAAGACATCAAGGAGATTCGACGCGAGTGGGAGACGGCTATGCGTGATGCACTATCAGGGGTTCGTGAGCACTTCGCTACGGCCAATGAGAACCAGTCCAATGCGCTTCTGGCGCAAGTGGAACTGATGCTCGCGCGCGATCGGGAGATGGCGGCGAACGAAGCAAAGAAGACGCGCCAACAGGTGCTGTTTCTGATCCTTGGAGCGGTGCTTTCCATCTTCGGGGCGCTGTTTGTCTTCTGGGAAACCACCGCGCGCATGTAGCGCGAACGAGAGGGCTGGGCATGGGCAAGTTTTTAGACACGTTTCTTGAGTTCAAGAACGAGGCAGACGCGACCCGCAAGGGCGCCCTGCTGGCGGTCATCATCATCACGTTTGGCCTCGCCTCGCTGAGTGTCACTGGCGTCGTCGCGACTGCCAACTGGTCATGGCTTTCTGCGCTGCCCATCATCGCGTTGGTTTTCGCGGTCCTCGGCGCTGAACTGCTCGCGACCGTGGCGTTCATTCGAATGCTAACCGCATCGACGATGGCGCGCAAAGTAGCTGGCTCTTTCATCTTTCTCGGCCTAGCCGCGATCGGCGTACACAATGCGGAGAATGGGGCCAAGGTTGTCTGGCCGGAACGCTTTGCCGTCTCATCGAGCAGGCTCGCAGCAGAGGCTGAACTGGCCGGCGAGGAAGCAGCGACACTGGCGACGGCGCAGGATGCAGCCATTGGCGGGACCGGCGCAGAGCTTGAGCGCGTCAGGACGCAGATCGCGGAACTGAAGACCGAACAGCAGATCATGGCGAGCATGTCGCCCGAGGGCATCAGCAAGGCGCAATCGCTCCTGCTCGCTCAGGGCCTCTACTTTGGTTCGGTCGATGGCATCCGTCAGGACAAAACGGAAAGCGCCATGCGGGCGCGGGGCGAGGCCATCCAAGGCGAACTGGCAACCCTGAAGGCCCGTGAAGATGGGCTTATGCAGGGGCAGGCCAGTCCCGTCCAGCAGGCCAACACCGACAAGCGGCTCCTACAGATTGAGAACGCCGACAGGGCTACTGCCGCCTTCTGGGCATGGCTCTGGCTCATCATCATGCTCTGCGTGCTTGAGAGTGCGCGCTCGCTGTCCCTGTGGGCGCTCATCACCGACATTAGCGCGACGGATGCCAGCCGCGATCGGCAGCGCACGGACGAGCTTGCAGAGCTACGCCACCAGAATGAACTGGCGGCGCTTGCTGCGCAGAGGGTCACAGTACCGACGCCTGTAGCGGTTGAGCCTGTCGCGGCTTCCATCCCGGCCCCCGAGCCTGAACCCGCACCAGAGCCGACGCCAGAGCCACTGACGCTGGTCGATCCCGCCCCCGCCAACCAGGCGCTCCGCAAGGGCGGCAAGAACTCCTCCATGAAGAAGGCCGCAGCCAAAGCGGCGCGTAACCGCGTGCTCATCCTCGCTGACCGCAGCAATGCCCAAGCCATGAAGGTTGCCGCACAATGATTGACTGGATCGCGATCGACCTCGGTACATGCAACTCAGCAGTTGCCATCTATGGACCTCTTGGCCCTGAAGTCCTGAAGATCGACGGATCGGAACTGGTTCCGTCTGCCGTCATGCTGGTTCACACCGACAACCCCGAAAATCCGTGGGAAGTGGTTGTGGGGCAGCGCGCCTTGCGTGCGCGTGAACGTTCACCGCGTTCGCCTTACTGCTTCACCAGCTTCAAGCGCCAGCTAGGGGCCGTCTACAACCCCGAGGAAGCCTATCCGGAGCAGATGTGCGAGGGCGTCGATGCGGAAGGCAAGCGCACCGGAATGCTCGCCTATCAAGGCTATGACGGGTTCACTTATCCGCCCGAGGAACTGGTCAGCTATGTGCTGATCCATCTTCGTGAAGCGGCTGAAGAAAAGCTGGGCAAGTTGGTCAAGAACGCCATCGTCTGCGTGCCTGCCGCCTACAACATTGCCCAGAGCAACGCACTGCGGAAAGCCGCGGAGATGGCGGGATTCGAAGAAGTCGAATTGCTGCACGAGCCGGTTGCCGCGGCTATTGCGCATGGCTTCAAGGAAGAAGCCGAGAAGGTCAGCCGCATCTTCGTGGTGGACGTTGGGGCGGGGACTACCGATTGCGCAGCGTTCGAGATCGGCGGCGGTCTGTTCCGGGTGCTGGGGACCAACGGCGCGGCGCTGGTCGGCGGCGACGATTGGGATCTGCGTCTCCGCAGCCTGGTCATGACGCTGCATGAGTTTGAGCACGAGAACTCCGCACTTGCCACGCAGCCTGACGCGCAACGCATGTTGCTGATCGAGGCCGAAGCTGCAAAGCGCCGACTGTCGGAAGACGACCTCACCGAGTTTCGCGTCGAGGACATCGACATCGACAAGAAGACCAATGAGGATGTTCACGTCATCCAGCGGATCAGCCGCGACCACATGGACGAGGCGACCAAGGAACTGCTGCGCGACATTGAAGACGCGATGACGCGCACAATGGCCGAAGCCAAGGAGAAAGACCCGCGCTTCTCCGTGCATGACATCGACGCCGTCATTCTCGTGGGCGGGCAGACGCGCGTGAAATCGATCCAGAGAAAGGTTGCTCACTTCTTCGGGAAGGCGCCGGCCTCAGGCGTTGACCCCGAATTGGCCGTCGTGCTTGGGGCCGCTGTGAAGGCAGGCATCCGCGAAGGCAGGCTCGCCAGCATCACGATCGAGAACATCACCTCGCACGGCTTCTCGATCGAGACGCACGACAAGCCGGAAGACGTGGCAACCGAGATCGTTCGCAAGGGGACGGCCTACGGCACGAAGGCAACGTGGTGGCTTCGTCCTCGGGGCGATGCAGGCCAGTCCGTCATGACGCTGAAGCTCTTGCAGGGCGATTCCAAGGAGCCTGGCGAGAACATCCTTGTGTGGGAGCATCAGATCGCGATCGACGCGGATGCTCCGGAAGATGTGCAGCTTGACGTGGAAATCGGCCCGTCAGGCGAGCCTATCCTTGACGTGGCTGGTGCATCATTTGGCAGGGCGGCATGAACGACCATCTGACCGTAGGCGAATGGTTCTATCGCGAGATAGACGAGTTCGAGAACGCGCCTGCGGATTGTCGCCAGACAGCGGACGGCTGCGCTCTGGAAGCCTATCTCTGCCCCAGCAACCAGTGGACCATCGGTGATGGCTGCTGCTTCTGGGAGGATGGGCGCCCGGTCCAGCAAGGCGAGACGCTGCCCGATGACGAACACCTGCCTGAGCGCCGGCGCAAGCTGCTGGGCTTCAACGCCAAGTATTGCGAGGAGTATGTCCGCAGACACGTCACGGTCCCGCTGACGCAGAACCAATTTGATGTGCTGTGCAGCTTCCGGTTCAACACGCGTGAGACAACGCTGAGCGGATCTTCGCGGCTGCTGCCTGCTATCAATGCCCAGAAGTGGCAGGATGCAGCCGTCGCCATGACAGAGTTCGTCTACGGCTCCGGCTCCAAGCGTGGCCCCGTCAAGCTTCCGCCGAAAGGCTGGGACGTTGAAAAGAGCGGCGGGCAATGGTGGGCAATACCGCCCGATCACCTGACTGGCGCTGAGCGCATTGAGCTTGGCGCGGAGGAGAAGTGGTATCCCTACCAGGATGCACACAGGGGCCTGCTGAGACGGCGTCTCTGGGGCGGGCTCGTGTTCCTGAACTACGACCCGCGCGACGTGACGAAAGACAACGACGTTGCCTTGCCAACGAAGGCCAAGCTGCTGTCCACGGGCGTCTGGCGCGATTCCATCAGCACGGAAGGGCTCACGACGCTGGCGCATGTTCGGATGCGCGCAAAGCCTCTGCCGCCCTCTGAGCTTGTCCTCTCTACCCCCATCAAAGCTGAGCCCCCGACCTCTGTGATTGAGGCGGCAGGCAAGGCGGTCCAGCCGGCGCCGCTGCCCGGCCCAGCGTCGGCTGGCACTGCAATCAAGACTTCTGTCGGTGGTTCCTCAGAAGCGGTGTCGGTCAAGCCAACGGTCCCAGCTCCCCAGCCAGTACCTTCGGCTCGACCGGCGCCTGCTTCCGTGCCGGCAAAGGTGGAGGCAAAACCGCCTGAGAAGCTCGCACCGCCTCCGCTCCCGAAGGATGCAGCGCCTGCTTCGATAGAGCCCAAGGACATGGTGCTTTCAAAGCGTTTCTGGGGTTTGGCGGTGACTGCTGTAGGAACCACGAACTTCCTGCCGCGTGGGGTCAGTGAGTGGATCAACAACGAGGGCAACCGCGAGCTGCTGACGTGGCTGGTCGTCGTCGTCATCGGGTTTGCGCTTTACAAGTACGGGCAGCGTAAAGCGAAGACGGATCTGAAATGAACCTCGCAGCGATCGGGACTTCGGTTTTCGGGTTCCTCAAGCGCATCCCGGATTGGGTTCTGTGGGCGCTCGCAGCCATCATCTTCCTGAAGTTCGTGGACATGCGGGCAGAGCATCGCGGGCGCAAGGAAGAGGGTGCCAAACGCGACAAGGAAGCCGCCGAAGTCGAGCGTGAAGTTGTCACCAACATTCAGGAGAATACCGATGCAGTCATTGCTGAGGCTGACGCTGTGCGTGAGCATACCTCTGTTAGCGTCGTGTCAGACGGACGCGCGACCCTCCCGGACGCTCATTACCGCGACTGACCGAGCCGTGTGGAAGGAGGCGCTTTGCTCGACCGGCAAGGCAATCCTGATTTCGCGCGCCGACATCCTGACGCTGGAAACAGCAGAGCAGATTGGCGACCACAATAACGCGCTCTGGTGCGCTTGTGACCATCTGCGCCCGACAACCTTTGACGCTGGCATCTGCCGCGTCTGACCCGTTTACCCCCGCCGCCTAGCGGCATTCAACCCAAGGAGACTAAAGCCGTGGCGACTACTCAAATCTCTGTTCCCGACATCGATGCCAAGCTGATGTGGCGCAAGCTCAGGGCTCTGCTCTGGTGCATCCTCGTCGCGCTTGCCGTTACGTCGATCATTCTGCCGAACTTCGAGCCTATCCCGTTCCTCGCCGGCCTCAAGAACTGGCTGATCCTGATCGCTGTCGGCGTTGTGGCCTGGCCGTACTTTGCGCGCCGCTTCAACGTCTAGGCGGATCGCGATACCTCTATCCCCGGCGCTCTTGATGGCTACGGCTGTCCTGATCGCCGGGGCTGTTGGGGCTGGTATCTGGCTGCTAGGGCTGGAGCACGACTGCGTCACCCGCTGGGAACGCTCTGGCTTTGCGGCTGAATACCGTCAGGGATCGTGTCAGGTGCTGGCCGGGAGCAGGTGGCTTCCTGAGCGAGCCGTGCGGATAGTGGCCCCAGCGCGATGCCACCATATCCCGACATAGTCCCGAAGCTGAAAACGCGGAACGCTGAAAACGCCTGCAAATTAAGGCTTGGCGCGTTGTATCGCAAGTGTTTTTAAGTCTGGTGCGTCTACCAGTTCCGCCACGCCCGCAATTCTCGAAACCTCGCAAATTCAACGCTTTTCCGCCAGTCCTTCGCGTGACACCCGAACCCCGTTCGGGGAACAGAGGGAATACGGCGCACCCGAGCGGAAGCGAAATCCCCGAACATGTCCCGAAGCGTGTTGCCGAGGCGTTCATTTCCGCGCCTTGTGCATGGTGGTGAGCGCGTCCCGCAGATCGCTTTCCGTGGCGTGGGCATAGCGCATGGTGGACTGTATCGAGGCGTGCCCCAGCATCCTCTGGGTGAGCTTCAGGTTGCCCGTGGAGCGCAGGAGCGTTGTCGCCGCATGGTGGCGAGCCCCGTGGATCGCACGCGCTCCTAGCCCCGCCTTGGCCGCTGTCGTGCGCAGGCGGCTCATCAGGCCCCAATAGGTGTAGCCAAACACTGTCTCGTCAGCCTGGCGCGTCGATGCCATCGCCGCCAGCGTGCGGGCGTGTTCCGGCATCAGGGGGATGGTGAGCGTGTCCCCGGCCTTGCGGTTGCGCAGGGTGAGGCGGGCCCCGACGCCGTCGATGTCGGGCGGCAGGAAGAACAGCTCCCCGAACCGCAGGCCATAGGTCAGCATCAAATCAAGCGCGAGGCGGGGCACAGGCTCCAGCCCGTCGCGCCACGCGTTGATCTCGGCGTCCGAATACTCCCGCACAATGCCCTTGGGCTCCTTCAGCCGCACGGCTCGCCAGTCGATTGCGGGCAGGGATTTTGCGCCCCACACCTTGCGCGCGCGGTTCAGCAGGGGCCTTAGTGTGTGGTCGATCAGGTCGCGGTTGATGGTGGCGGGGGCGGGCGTGCGGCCCGGATACTTGCGGCGCCTGCGGATGGCGTCAGCTATGGCCGCGGTGTCGATCTCGCGCAGAAGCTTGCCCTTGCCGACGCAGTCCAGCACGACGTCAATCCGGCGCTGCAGGTCCACGGCTGCGTTAAGCGTGTGGTTGACCTCGTCATAGTAGCGGCTGACGGCAATCTCTAGCGTCAGATCGCCGGCGTCCTGACCCGTGCCGGTCGCGGCTTCAAGTCGGCGCGCTCGCTCCACGCTTTCGGCGTTCCGGCGCGTCTCCTGGCCGGTCGAGCCATGGTAACGCCGCCCTTTGTAGACGAAGTCATAGTGCCAGTATCGGCCCTTGGGATAGACGGACATGCTTTGGCCTCTGCAATGAAGGCGGCGACGTCGGCGGGATCAAAGCGGAGGCAGCGTTTACCAATCCTTACCGCGCGCAGGGAGCCAGCGTCCACAAGGGCGCGAACCGTCTTGGGGTCCACGTCGAGCAGGGCGGCGACTGCCTCTGTCTTTACAAGGCTCACTTCTCCCCGCTCCCCGCTAGTGCTGCTCGGGCGGCAGCAAAGCTTTCGGGCCAGCAGCGTTTTGCTTCCTCTGCCGTTTTGAACTCAACAACTTCCGTCTCGTCGGGTTCGCCTTCATCATCGACTGACAGACAGCGGTGCGCTATCCAAAGGCGGCAGACTTCGCGATACCCGCTGACATGCATGACGCCGTGAAGGTCCAAGTCTTCAGCGAGGCTGACAATGTTGTCGGATTGGCGCTCTGGTTCGTCATAGTCGGCAATCCATTCCCATTTCGACAGCCTCGCATTCTCCCGCTCCAGCTCGTCGAGGCGGGCATTGAGCACGATGATTTCATCATAGCGGTCGGTCGCAAACTTGTGGAGGCGCACGACATCATCTTCCAGATCGATTAGGCCAGCGGCTGCTTCACGCGCAGTAGCTACGCGCCGGATCGCTGCCTCGTCCTCCGTCTCCGTGGCAAAGCGGACGAACATTCCATCCAGCCGTTTCGCAAGTTCACTCGTCGTGCTCATGGGCGGTGGTCCAGCATCAACACCGCAAAGGCGATTGCCGCTAGAACCAACGCAGCGATGACAAACACTGGGGTACTTTTCTCGCCCATCACTTCTTCTCCTGTGCTGCTAAAAGTTCGCGCGGTAGAATTGCGCGAGTGCTGCTTCAACATCAGCGGCTGCAAACTCTCCGCCCTCACCGTCAGTGCGGCCTATCCAGATGCGGTCGCCAGCGTGTCGGATGACGAACTGACCGATGCGGATTTCTGGCGGCGCCCTTGCAGCCGCCTCCAGCGCGCGGGGGTCTAGTTCAGTCACAGTTCCACCTTCTCAATCTTGCCATTCATCTTGCGGCGTAGGGACTTGTTGAACCCCGCGCTCTGCCATTTCCGTCCGTCCCGATGCTCGCGCAGCTTCATCTCAGGGAAGGGGCGGCTCTGTATCTGAGAGCCCTTCTCCTTCCGGCGCTTGACCTGGCCCGTGTTGCCGCGAAGCCGGTGCATCTTTGCCCGACGCCTCGCCGCCTTGGCTGACTTCACAGCATGGCACTTGCAGTCACGGCGCGAGCCGAACGCCTGCCAGTTGCTCAGAGCGTTAGTGCCGCCTTCCCAAAGCTCAATGATGTGGTCGCACTCCCAGCCATAGAGCGGCTTCACTCCGCAGCCTGCGCACTTGCCAGCCTGCTTCAGACACAGCCGCGCGCGATCCTTGCGGGATAGCTTGCCGCGCGCTTCCGTCTCCGGGTATTCCGGCTTGGCGTCTTTGCCGAAGGGGAGCGAGCCGTCGCTCATGTCAGCCTCATCTCCGCGCGCTTCGTCGCCTCGGCTGAGCGGTTCTCCCAGCCCTTCATCTCGATGTAATTCAACTGCACGCGCGCCCGGTTCGCCGCCGTCTTCGCGTTCACCATCTTCTTCAAATAGTCCCGCCATTCGGCAGACGCCTTGACGATCCGCTCGCGGTGCGAGTCGGGCAGGTCGGGGTCCAGGTCGTTCTTCTTCTTCTCAAGAAAAGCGGTCTTGTTCTCTTCCAGCATTCGCGCTGCGGCGTCGCAATCGACCCACTCCAGCGCGGCTTCGCGGTAGATGTCGGAGAAGGGGCGGTTGTCGCCTTCGTACACGGTCATGCTGCCTCCGCTCGCGGCTGAAGCTGAGACACCTTGCGATCCACATCAGCGAGGAACGCCAGCACTTCCCGTTCCAGTTCGGAGATCATTGCCTCGTCGCGGTGAACCCGCTGGACGAACAGTTGCAGGTGCGGCGGGAAGGTCGGGTTGTACGATACGAAGTCGCACCATTTGCGCTCCGTCGCCGCCATCTGCCACATCATTTGCGTGACGTACTTGGCCGGAACCTTGCGGCTCAGAAGCGTCTCAAGATGTGCAGCCTGTTGCGGGCATTTGATCTCGATCAGCCCGTCATCATCCACGAAGCCGTCAGGGCTTGCGCCGCTCATCGGCACGCGGGGATGGTCAACGAACTCAGCCAGCACCACATCGACGTTGCGCATGAACTCATAGGCGGATCGCGCCTGCGGTTCGGTGTCGATGCCGTGCTGCATGGCGGCGTTCGTGTAGCCTTCGACCGCCACGCCAGTCAGGCGCTCGCAGATGATCTGCGCTTCATAGTTCGTGCGCGAGGCGGACACGCCTGTCTTGACCTTGGCGATGACGTCCGCAACGCGCGAAGCCGTGACCTTGCCAATCCGCTGCGCTTTCCATTCTGGCGTGCCTTGCTCAATCATTGGTCGGGGCCTTCGCAATGATCCAGGCATCAAGCTTGCCGTTCGCGTCCCTGAGCTGCTTAGGCGTCAGGCCGTGGATCGTCTCAGCGCCTACCGCTTTCAGCAGGCGGGGCAGGCTGGCCTTGTGCTTGTCCACCTTGGCGACGAAAGCTTGCACGGCATCATCGTCAGGCTCCGGATCGCCGCCGCCAGCCCTGCCGTCGTCGTCCGTGATGCCCGTCTGGATGTTCAGCAGCGCGCAAGCGGTGTAGCGGAAGCCGTAGGTGATGGACGAACCAACCGCCTGCACCGCATTCTTGGAGCCGCTGTGGTCCGCAGGAAGAAGAAGCTCGTTCTCTTCCGTGTGGCCTTCGCGGTGCGCCAGAATGGCGGTGATGCGGATGGACTTGTCCTCGACCTTCGTGCGGAAGGAGAGGGCGAAGCCGTGAGCGCCGAGAACGGGCGTTATCTTAGCTTGGATGTGTTCCCACTTCGCGTACTTCGCGGAGTTGTGGCCGGTGCCAAGCTCTGCGACGGCTGGCATGTCCCCAGCCATCTCAGCAAGCGCGCGGAAGTATGCGGTGCGCGCGTTGCGTGATAGGATTTTCTCTTGCAGCGCAAAGAGCTGATCCATCTTCGCGGCGTCAACGTCGGGGTTCAGTGCGGCCCGCTCGATGATCGCCATGACGGCGGCATTCTCTGAGACGATGGGCTCAACCTGGCCCCTCGGTTCGTGCTTCGTAACGGCGTTCATGGTTTCCATTCCTTCAAAATCTGATCGCGCTTGGCGTTGTCCGCAGCGATAATCCGGTGGATCTCGCAGACGATTTCCTCGATGCTCGCCGCCACCGCGTCGAGTTCAGCAGCGCTTGCGCCTATGCGCTTGGCTGCGTCTCGTGCGTGCTGTGTTGGGAATTGCAGGACGTTGCTCACTGAGCGTCCTCCATCCGCATCCGATCCAGACGCCGCGCCAAAAACATTGCGTGCAGCGGCTTGTCGCGGCGCGTGTCGATGGCGAACGTCGGCGCATGGTCGCAAGTGCAGCGGGACAGCTTGTCCTGTGCGTCCTCAAGCGCCTGCATCTTGCGGGTGAACTCAGCGACGACACCCTCTAGGGTTGTGTATCGGACGCCTGCCTTTTCTTCGTGGGGCTGGCGGTTTGCGAGAAGCATTTCAACGTGGGCGATCATGTGATTTCTTCCTTGATCTCGCTGAGCAGGCTCATGGCTGCGTTCGGAACGGCCTCTCCGTAAGCGCCGTCAACAACGTCGCTGTAGGGCTCGATGAACTCGACGCAGTCAGCGAGCAGGGCTTCCAGCTTCTTGATGCGGAGGCGCTGGTCGCCCACCTTGCGAGCCGCATCATCAAGCAGGCTGTGAAGCGTCTCGACGCGGTCTTCTGTGAGGTCGTGCTTGGTGAGGTTCACGGTTCAAACTCCGATGTTGCGCCGGTCATGAAGAACTCGCGTTCCAGGTCGTGAAGATCGGCCCTGAGTTGGCGGATGGCGTCTCCGCTCATGTTCGGATCGCCTTGGGCTTCGTGGAGCGCCTCGCGAGCCTCTTGGATCTCAAGATCAAGCGCGCGGGCGCGGCTCCAGTTGGTGCGGAAGAGGGTCATGCGGACACCTTCTTGCGATTGGAGCGGGCCTTGCTGACCGTGTTGATCAGCGTCCGCATTGCCTGTCGTGACGGGGCGAGAGCGGCGAGCATGTCGTCTGCCCAATCAGCCGCTTCCTGAGCGCCGACGAATTTCTCGGACGGCAGGAAGTCGTCCAGCCGATCCATCTCGGTTTGGATCTGATCGGCAAAACGGAGGAGCTGGCCTTCCAGCATGTAGGCGCGGTCATCAGCTTCATCGCTTTCAGAGGCGCGACCGAAGATGGGATGCTCGGGGCGGCTCATGCCGACACCCGTTCGTCGCGGGCCAGATCGCGGTAATAGTCGGCGCGGGCTTCAGCCTCGGCCTCACGCGCATCGCCCACGAACACTTCGTATGCGCGCCATGCGTTTGAGTTGATCTCCGCACGTTCAACAGCCGTGGACAGGGCGTCAGGGAGTGCTTCGTATGCGGATGCCGTGAATAGCGCGGCTTCGGTGCCCGACATTTCGTCCGTCAGGCTCTCGATCATGCCGTCAAACACGCGGCGGACCTTGCGGGCTCCAAGCGCGTAGTAGGCGTCATCGATTGCGGCGAGGATCGACTTGCCGGCCTTGTGGCCAGCTTCGCAGATCGCGTCGGCTTCTTGTTCGGGGATCATGTCGTGCTCCTAGGTGTTGGGGGAAGCGGAGAGCGCGGCCTGATAGACGGCGCGGGCTTCGTCCGAGAGGTTGCCCAGTGGGCCAAGCGCGATCTGAAGCAGACGCTTGCGGGCGTTGGCCGGCGTCTTGCTGGTCATCTCAGCGACGTTCCGGCGCGCTTGGTCGGCGGTCATTGGGTGGCGGGTCATTCGGTGTCTCCCTTGTGTGAGCAGAGATAAGCACGCCTCAAGGTTGGGCGCAAGCCCAAATGTGGGGCTCGTCCCAAAATAATTGTGCTTGACTAATTTGGGCGGCTCCCCACTATGCAGCGCTATGACCGATCTGAACACATTCTTGCGCAGAGCCGACGCACTTGCCAAGGCCGAGCAAATCAGCATCAAGACGCTTTCGTTGCGGATTTTCAACGATGGCAAGAAGATTGACGTTCTCAAGGCTGGCGGGCGCATCTGGCCCGATACCCTCGACGCTGCTGCCAAGAAGCTGACAAAGCTAGAGCGGAAGGTGGGCGCGTGACCCCTCTCCGACCATCCTGAAACGAACGAAGGCCCCGGATTGCACCCGGAGCCCTCGCGAAGACATCGCCATCAATCCGGACAGTGAGCGTCCAAACGTGACCAGCGACATCCGCACAGATAACCCGGAATTTCGTCCGGACCATGACGGCGCTGCGGTTCGTCGCAACAGCGGCGGCGCAGAGAGCCGTCACAAACTGGCCGATCGCAAGGATGACCTTTACGAAACCCCAGCAATCGCCGTCCAGACGCTGCTGCGCCATGAGGCGACGTTGGGCCAGCGGATATGGGAGCCCGCCTGCGGCCCCGGCGCGATTGTCTCGATCCTGCGCACGCATGGCAAGGACGTCGTTGCCACTGATCTTGTGGACTACGGCTGCCCGGATTCACAGGGTGGAATTGACTTCCTGATGGAGCATCGGGCGCCCGAGGGTGTCCAGTCGATCGTCACGAATCCGCCGTTCAAGTTGGCCGATGAGTTCATCCGTCACGGCCTGACGCTGGTCCCCACCGTCGTCATGCTCCTGCGCCTCGCGTACCTCGAAGGCGCGTGCCGCATGACTCTGCACCAGCGCCACTTAGAG